CTCCTAAAGCAACATTAACTGGAGCATCCTTCATTACATCAGCCCATCGCTCTGTCCCTTCATATGGCTCTATCTCATAGAGATGTTTCTTGCCAGCAACTATTGGTCTGTACATAACAGCCATAGCCTTATGCATATTATCCCAATCAGTAATATAAGACTCTAAGTCAATATACTCACCAAAAGACATTTTATCTAAGTTCGGTATAAAACCGAACTCTGCTGTCACACCATCTCCACCAGTCATCTTAAATCTCTGCACTAAATCAGTCTTCTCCTCAAAGCAAGCACTTACTTGTTTAAGAACTGACTCAAACATAGAGACAGGTAAATTGTAACTATCCTTTAGTGACAAACCACAGAATATCTCAAGTGCTTTAAGATTCAAGAACTCATTGTTCTTGTCTTCCTCATCTACATTCTTAGCAACAGATAAATACTTCTGATACTGGTGCAACTTAATTGCACTTAAGTCTTGTGGTATGCTTACTTCTAATTCTACTACTGGCATATAATTCTTATATAGTATGATAACTGATTTATAGCTATTTTGTTTTATCATAAGAAATACTTATAGTAATCATCTAAACCATAAGAAAATAATATAGTAAATAACCCCTAAATCATAAAACACTTTAGGTACTTTATAGTTATCTTAGTATAACAGTTGAAGATCTGTATAAGCTTCTACACTTTAGGCACACCACCTATTGGATCGTGTACCCTAAGTCTGCTTAAGAATTGCATTACTGACTCTTTCATAACCTTTGTAGCACCCCAGTAATATTCAACTTAACCAGCATTTATCTATTTATTTAAGGTTATAGGGGGTGCATCTCTCCATTCCTTCTGTATATTAGTAAAGGCAAGCCTTTAAGGGCTTGCTACTGTCCGCAAGTACAAACCCATTTCCAAATATATTTTCTAACCCACCTAACCGATTCTGATTCACAGGGTTTGGGCCACCCCTACCAAAAGGGTTTGAATTCATTTAATTGGGGTAATACAACAGCCAAACACTTGTTTTACGTCCATTTAACGCATTTACTCTGAGCAGCCTATCTAACTACTTGCCAATAGATATAAGAGCTTAGACGGGCTTTAAAGGGGTTTAAAAGAGAGGGCTACAATCCTATAATCTACTCCCTTTGTTTTTCAATAGGTTACAAAAAAAGATAATTAAATATAAGGCACAAAAAAGCCCCTATAAAGGGGCTATATTAAGGTATTTAAAAGCTGTTTAGTACTTTACTACATAGTACTCGTTTAACTCGTCGTCTTGATCGTTTTGAGTGCCGTCATCGTAATAAATTACTGGGTACTTATTATATAGGAATTCCCAGCCGCTTTCATAGTCTTTAAAGGTTTTGTCTTTAAAACAATGATTGTCAAAACTATCTTTAATTATATATTTCATTTTATTTATTTTAAATATATTTATTAATGGTATTCCTTAACGTGCTGTTGTGCCTCTAAGTCTGTTTTAAATATGTTGCACTCATCGCACTTTTGTACCTCATCTTTGTTATTTCTATTATTAGAAAATATAAAGCCTTCACCCTCGCATATTTCACAATCAGGAGTTAAGCCTAAAAACTTTTGGCTATACTCTTTTTTAAGTTCTATTAATTTAGCTTCGTTGATCCAGCTATAAAACTCAGCAAAAGGGAATTGCAAATATATATTAGACTCTTTGCCGTTCATTTCATTAATGGCATTTATACCCATATAAAAGAAGCCTTCTTTGCCTGGGTAGCTTATTGTGTTAATTTCCTTTACTGTGTAGTGTTTGTCCTTTGCTTTCATATTATTTATTTTTATAGGTTATTGTTTGCCCTGTGGGCTTTCTGTGTTGCTGGTGTTGTCATTCCAATTAATTGCATAACTGTTTAAAATATCTTTAAACACTTTGTTTAGTGTTTCATTGTGTGGCTTTCTTTCCCTTTTGTTTTCCATAATGTTATATTTAAAATGTTAAATTACTATCAATATCCATATCAAATAGTAATTGTTCACCTATTTCAACAACCTCATCGGATACAATTTCCCCCTCCTTATCTTGTTCGTATATCTCTACATTTTCAAGCCCTGAGCCGTTGTAATAATGAGCGTGTGCTATGTAAAATTTGCCGTCATATTCAAAATCAATATTTAAATAAGTTGTTGCAACGTATGCCTCTTGATATAAAATTGTTGGTGTCATATTTGTTTTATTTAATTGTTTATAAATCTTTTTTTATTGTGGGCAAACAAAACATTTGCCCTCCTTTACTCATATACTCGGCTCTATGCTTTACCAGGTCATTTGTTAAAATATAGCTGTTATCGGATCTTAATATAATAAAGTCCTTATCGCTTTTGCTTATCTTATATCTATCTTTAATTGGTAGCTGTTTAATTGCTTTGTATTTTGTCATATCTTAAGAGTTTACAGTTTCTAATTTTAGATTTTTAACGTACTCAACGCACTCATCATAGTCCCCAACGTAAACATCATACTCATCAAAAGTATCGTTTTCGGTTTCACTATAAATGTCATAACAGCCGTACTCTTTAAAGATGTCAAATGTAAAACTATACCCATCAACATCAAAACCGCATAAGTCATAGGTATTGGACTCGCTAAAAACATCAACCCAACTCTCATATCCATCAAGTTCAAAAATTAAGTGCATACAGTAACCGCCTCTTATGTCACCAAAGCCGTTTTGTATTTCAATGCTTAAAAATATAGTGTTTTCAACTTTGTACTCTTTAAAGTCTATATCATTTGACACAGGGGCTGACCAATTGTAGGTGTTTCCGTGGTCTGTTTCATATTGATTAAGGAACTCCAAAGGAGTTCCATCTATATTGTGCAAATAGTTATTTTCTAATAAATAGCAATTATTTGACATATCCAGTATATTAATTAATAGGTCTAATGTGTCAATAGTGTCAACCCTTTTAACTTTGTTAGGATTTTCAATTGTCTGTCCGAATTGCAATACATTATCTTTTTTCCTAAATGTATTATTAAATGTTTCCGTTAATGTTTCTTTACTTGTGATTTTTTCAATTGTAGTTTCCATAGTTATTGTTTTTTAGTTGTTAATGTGGCGTAAACATCTGAAAAAAGGTAGATGCTAAAAACACCGCATAAAATTAATGTGATTTCGTTTTGTTTTGTTGTTGTATTAATAAAGCTAATTTGAGCAACCGCACAAAGTATTAATACAATTGGTGTTAAAAGTGAATTGAGTAAATTTTTCATTTTGTTATTGTTTAATGATTACACTACAAATATAATAAACTTTTTAAACCTACAAGAAAAAAATACACTTTTTTTTCATTTTATACCTTTTTTTTATCTGCACCTTTGTAATAATAGGAACACGCACACGCAAATAAGCATTTTATTTTAGATATGCAATCCTAATCCCTAATTTAGAACGAGTCTAAATAAGCTATTTAGAACCATTCAAAATAAGAAAATAGGGGTACTATGTTTAAGGGGGTACTATGTTTAAGAGTAACAAAAAAGGGATCTGGCATAAACCAAACCCCTACTATGTTTAAGAGTATCTTCACCCCTACTATGTTTAAGAGTAATTAAAACAAAATCATCTGAGGATTAGATTTTTTTAATTCATATCTTTTATTATCTCCTTTGGGATAACTAAATGATTCAATCTCTACACTATTCTTAAATCTTTTATCACCTATCAAGTAAAAGTATCTATGCTTAGGAAGATTAGCTTCTGTTCTAACATCCAGTCCCATCTCTTGGAGAGCTGATACTGATGTAGTACCATACTTATCATATATAGTTCTTTCGTGAAGCTCCACACCATTTATATAGAATGTTTTTCTGCCATTAGATAGCCCATTGTATATCCAATTAGTTGCTTGGTATATATATCCTTGATGACCATAATTAGGGTCAGCATAGCTAACTATAATAGCTGGATTGTGTGGGA